CCCGCTGCCGGGACTTTTGTCTATGTGCAGGATTCGCTGAACCCCCTGGCCAACGGGTTTTTCATGGTGCGAACCTCTGGTGCCGGAACGTTTACGTACAACGTCACGGCGAATGTCCCAGCCGCCGCCCTGCGCGACCCCGACAAGACCTATATATACACCGCAACTCCGTACACGGGGGCGGCGATAGAGGTGTCTCCGGCCGCTGGCGTGGCGTTTACCTTTTCGGGCACGACGGTGACGTGCACCACCACCACTACGCGGCCGCATGGCCTGCACGTTGGGGCGTTGATCGCGGTTCGTGGCACGGACCAGGCAAACGTGAACGGAAATTGGGTGGTCAGTCGCGTGCCGAGCGCCAATACGTTCGTGTTCATTGTGTTGACCACTCCAGCGGGAACGATTACACCCTCTGCCGGCGCTCTTGCGACTCTCTACGCGCGTCCGAACTCGTTCAGCATCCATCGCGCGTTCGACGGTGGCGTGCAGTTTTCGGCGGGCAGTGGCTCGGTGGGCAACCAGAACATCCGCCAGACCCGCCGGTACTTCCGCTACCAGTCCGGCAAGGGCATCCAGTTCTCCACCGGCACGTCCCTTGGGCCGGCGTTCTACGTCGACAACATCACGCGCGCCGCCACCGGCGTCTACACGTTCAATTTCAGGTTCACCCACGAAATGGGCGTCGGGGCTCAGGTGCTGGTCGAGAATTTCACGCCTGCCGCCCTCAACGGGGCGTGGACAATCCTGACCATCCCCACCGATACGTCGTTCACGGCAACTCCGGTGGGCGGTGTGGTGCCTGACCTTCCCGCCGGCACCTATTTCCCGTCCACGTCTGCGCCTTTGTCGCGGGTCATGCCCCTGCGGTGGTTTGGATCCCAGAACCGCACCGGCATGTTCGACTTGCAGAACGGCGTGTTCTTCGAATACGACGGGCAGGAGTTGTCCGTGGTGCGGCGCTCGTCGACGGCGCAGTTGTCCGGCACGGCGGCTGTCACCAACGCCGCCACGCTGGTCGTCGGCACCGGAACGAGTTTCGCGACGCAGTTGCGGGTCAACGACAACATCGTCATCCGCGGCATGACGTACCGCGTGGACACCATCGTCGACAACACGAATATCCACGTCATTCCGCCCTATCGAGGAGCGACCGCGTCGAACACCATTGTGACCCGCACGGTGGACATCCGGGTTCCGCAGCGCGACTGGAACATCGACAAGATGGACGGCACCGGGCAGTCCGGGTATGCCATCGACATCACCAAGATGCAGATGTTCTACATCGACTACAGCTGGTACGGAGCCGGGTTCATCCGGTGGGGGCTCCGGGCGGCTGACGGCACGGTGCGGCTCTGTCACCGCATGCTGAACAACAACGTCAATGTCGAAGCCTACATGCGCTCTGGCAACCTGCCGGCGCACTACGAGTCCTCCACGCTGCCGTTGACCGCCACGCTGGTTGCCTCGTTGGCGGCCGCCACCCTGCCGACAGACGCGATGTTCGTGGACGACGCCTCAAGGTTCCCGCCGTCCGGCACGGTGCGGATCCGGCAGCCGACGGTTACCGGGGCCGTGGAATACATCAACTACACGGGCCGCACCAACACCACGTTGACAGGGTTGACGCGCGGCGTTTCGCTGGGCGGGGCGGCGCAGACGTTCACGGTGACTGCAACGACGCAGATTCCGGTGGAGCTCATCACGCCCACGTCGGCTGCGGCGGTGGCGCACTGGGGGTCAAGCGTCATCATGGACGGGCGCTACGACGACGACCAGTCGTTCGTGTTCAATGCCGGCAACGCGTCGACCGTCAATATACCGGCCGGTCAGTCTCGCGCCTTGCTTTCCATTCGGCTCGCGCCTTCTGTCGACAGCGGTTTGACTGGGATTCTGGGCGCTCGAGAAATCATAAACCGCATGCAGTTGAAGCTGCGGTCCATTGGGTTGCTGTCGCAGGGTAACACCACGCTGCGTCTGAATCTGGTCTTGAACGGCACGGCAAGTGGGGGAACCTTTGCAGCCGTCGGAGGCTCCAGCCTGTGCCAGGTGTGCCTGCACGGCGCGGGCGTCACTGTGTCGGGTGGAGAATCCATCGCGGGTTACTTCCTGAACGTTTCCGGCGGCTCCAACTTCACGACCACCACGGCAGACCTTGCACTTGTGCGCGATCTGGGAAACAGCATTCTGGGCGGCGCCACGTCCTTGACCGTTCCCACCACGGTGAACAACATGTATCCCGACGGCCCGGATGTCGTGCATGTGGTGCTGACCAATACGGGCAGCACTAGTGCAGCAGATGTGGTGTGTCGACTTTCCTGGACTGAAGCTCAGGCTTAAGGAGATATTCGATGCCTGTACAGACTGGTGCCAACCAGATAATCATTCCGCCACAAAATCGCAATGTCGGGGTATTCGACACTGCTTGCGAGGCGTTTGGCGCAGATCCTGGAAAGACCGCTGCACAGAATTATTCGGCAATACAGGCTGCCCTCAACCAGACAGGCAGGGTTACGCTGATGACGCCGGGCGTGTTTACGATCAATGACACGCTGTATATCCAGAGCAACACCAATTTTGTATTGGGCCGCGGGGTAACGCTCAAGATGGCGCCAGGCCCGAAGAAACGAATGCTTGCCTGCGCGTCGAGCTTGCTGAGTCCTCAGCCTGTAACCGTCGCATGGACGACGGACAACAACATCGCGACCGTGACGTGGGCGAATCACGGATTGACCCATCAAGATTATGTCTGTCTTCAAGGCGCGCAGCTTACAGGCACTGTGACCGGAGCCACGCAGGCGAATCCGTGTGTTATCACCTCAAACGGTCACAACCTTCAGACCGGCGACCGGGTGACGTTTAACGACGACGTCGGGGGCATGACGCAGCTTCGCGGCAATTCCTACGTCGTCACGCGCGTGTCCGCCAACACGTTCAGTCTGTCCAGCCTCACGGCGACGACCGATTCGACCGGTTTCAGCGCGTTCACGTCTGGCGGAACGTGGTTTTCTATTCAGGGCGAATACAACAACGTTTTTCGGGTGTTCGAGGTTTTGACCGCCAATACGTTCACAGTGTCGATGTACGAAACGCCGACAGCAAGCCCGGGCGGCAGCATGACCGCGGTTGCATGTACCCGCTCGTTCTCTGTAGAGGGCGGAACGTGGGACTACGACGTCGCGACTAATGAGGGCGTTGTATCGGAACTGAACAGGCACGCAATTGCGATGCATTTTGCGGCAGATTTTCGCGCCGCAGATATTAAGTGCATCAACGTGGCGAAGTTTGGCTTTAACACGATGGCGTGCGCGGACTATGTGTGCGAGCGAATCGGGGCAACCAATGTCGCGGAAGTGTTCAAACATTACGGCCCTGCGGCCAATGGTCGCGTTACTGGCATTTTTGGCGATAGCGTCGATGATTCTACAACCGTTCAGATGCGCGAGCCGCAAACGTTCATTGCCAACCAGCCGGCGCAAGGCGATATTGTCAACCTGACGATTCAGGATGTGAACGTGCGAAACGTCGGCGGCGCTTCATCTGGCGCGGTGGTGGTGTACGCATCGAACCATGACAAGTGCGTCGGCTTGACGTTTGAAAACATTATTTCCAAGGCAACCGTAGCTCCCGCATTCAGAATTCGCAACGGCGACCTGTTCACGGTTGGCGCGATTCAAGAGGTTGCGCTTATTGACGCAGTGTTGTCGGGCAAGGCGACCGCCAACTACGCCATTTTAGTGGACAGCGTGGAAGTAAAAAACTTCAAACTTACGCGCCCGAAATTTGTTCCTGCTGACGCAACGTCGCCGTTTTTTTCGACCAACGCCGCCGCGAACATCGAAAACATGCTGGTCGAGGACATGGGTTTTTACAACGAGGTCTATCCGACTCCTGGCGGCGGGATGTTCGTTCTCAACGGCGTGATGGGGCGTTTTGCTGCTGAACGTTGCGACATTCGCGGGGGTGCGGGAATGACGTTTGTGTCCGTCCCGGCATCCCAATCGATTGGAAATGTAATTTTGCGGGATTCCCGGTTTGAGGGGTTGAGCGTCGTAGCTGATATTCGCTCGCTGTCGAACGTGTATCGTGAAAATTGCACGTTCAACAGCATCCCTAACGGCGCTCTTAGAATTCAGTCAGGAACCGGCCTGATGGCTCGCGTATTTGGAGCAGGCCGTAACACTTACGCCACGGCATCTCATGCGATTGTGATTCTGAGCCCCTCGACCGCAGAAGTATACGACTGGGATCTGCGGATTGACCCGATTGCGCTGACGCAACTTGCAACAACGGATGGCCAGTTTTGTTCGAGCACGCAAGCGGGCGTTGAAGGCGGGGTGTGTACGCGAACCCCTGCTGGCTGGGTGGCTCTAGGCACGGGGGCGGGCGGCGTTAACACCGTCATTACCTAAGGTTTAGGAGATATTCAATGCCTGTACAGACTGGTGCCAACCAGATAATCCTTTAAAGCCCATGCCCTCATTCCGCGAACTTCTGGTTTCTGCCGGCCTATCCCGGGCCGCGTTTGCCCGGCTGGCGGGCGTGCATCCCAACACGGTGACTCGGTGGCGTGACGAAGAGCCGCAATGGGCGCGCGCTCTGGTCGCGCAGTATGCCGAACTGCAGGAGTTACGGCGGAAGGACTCGGTCAACAGGTCTTTGTGTGTAGACCCATTGGGGAAGGGGGTCGGGTATGTCTCTGCAGGCACAGGTGGCTGAAGACGAGCAGGAACTGCAGCGGCAGCAGGCGCTGGAGCGGGTGCGTGAAATCCTGGGGGAGACGGATTTCGACCTTGTCGTGATCGTGGCTGCGTCCGGCAAGGGCACCACCATCTACGCCGTGCCAGAGATGGTGATGCCGGAGCTGTCGAGCCTGTTCCGGTTCATGGCGGACAGCATTGCGGTTGGTTCACGGCAAACGGCAGACGGTGCTGTCCATTGAATGCCGTTCCAAGGACATTCTCGCGCCCGGCCGCTCCGAAGTTCTCTGCGGCGCAGTTCTACGACTTCTGCAACAACCTGCGGGTTGACACCAAGGAGTACGGCATTGTGCCGCTTGGGAGTCGCCTGTACGGGGCGCAGAAGGAGGTGGTGTCGCGCATCGAGCAGGGGCTTGCGAAAGGCGTGCACAGCTTCGTGGTGCTCAAGGGCCGGCAGATGGGTATCAGCACGCTGTCGCTGGCGTTCGACCTGTTCTGGGCGTTCAAGTACCCCGGCACGCAGGGTTCACTGGTCACCAACGACGACGGCAACCGTGACATGTTCCGCAATACGTTGAACATGTACATCGACGGGCTGCCGACGCCGTGGAAGGTGCCGGTCAAGATCAACAACCGTTTCGAGCTTGGGTTCCGCAACCGCTCGAGGTTCCTGTACCAGGTTGCCGGCGAGCGCAAGAACAGCAGCCTCGGCAAGGGCAAGGCCCTGAACTTCCTGCACGCCACCGAGGTGTCGGCGTGGGGTGACGACGAGGCGCTGGCGTCGTTGCAGGCGGCGCTTGCGGAGCATCATCCGCTGCGGCTGTACCTGTACGAGTCGACGGCGCAGGGGTTCAACCTGTTCCATCAGATGTGGGAGACGGCGAAGCGCAGCGTGGCGCAGGATGCGATTTTCGTAGGGTGGTGGTTGAAGGAGGACTACAAGATTGCCGAAGACACGCCCATCTACAAGGTCTACGGCTATCGCGGGATGAACGACTACGAGCGGAAGTCTGTGCGGATGGTGCACAAGCTCTATGGGCACACCATGACGCAGGGGCAGTTGGCGTGGTATCGGTGGAAGTTGAACGACGAGATCAAGGACGACAACTTGATGCGTCAGAACTTCCCCATGCACGAGGAGGAGGCGTTCATCCTGTCGGGGTCTAACTTCTTCTCCACCGACATTCTCACCGACCTGCACAAGTCCCTGCTGCGGGGCAAGCCGCGGGCACATTTCTCGTTCCGGTTCCGGGACAGGTTCGAAGACACGGATGTTCAGGAAGTCCATCCCAAGAATGCAACCCTGACCATCTGGGAGTTCCCGAAACCGGGCGCCGTGTACGTGTTGGGTGCAGATCCGGCCTACGGGGCCAGCCAGAACAACGACCGCAGTTGTGCTGCCGTCTGGCGGTGCTACGGCGACAAGGTGGAGCAGGTTGCAGAGTTCTGCAGTCCGGTGACCGACACCTACCAGTTCGCGTACATCTGCGCCTACCTGTCCGGCGTCTACGGCCCGGCAAGCCGGTCGCTGTCGATGATGAACCTTGAGATC